CTGCAACTAAAGGTACGGGATTTAGTAAAAATTCAGATTAATTAATATGAATTATTCAAGTTTAAAAACAGCTATTCAGTCTTATGTAGAGAATGAGTTTAGTTCAACTGATCTTGATGTGTTTATTACACAAGCAGAACAACGCATCTATAATACAGTCCAGATAGCTTATTTGCGTAAGAATGTCACAGGCTCTTTAACTACAGATAACCAATATTTGACATTACCTGCTGATTGGCTGGATACGTTTTCATTGGCAGTATTGGATGGTAGTAGCAATTACAGCTATCTACTTAATAAAGATGTCAATTTTATACGGGAGGCTTATCCTGCGGCAGGGTCTAATAAAGGGCTTCCGCAGTATTATGCGCTTTTTGATGATACAACTTTAATAGTGGGGCCAACACCAGACTCCGGTTATACGATGGAGCTTCATTATTACTATTATCCAGAATCCATCACTACTGTATCCAGTGGAACAACATGGATTGGGGATAACTATAGTTCCGTGCTTTTGTATGGGGGCATTCTTGAAGCCTATACGTTTATGAAAGGTGAACCAGACGTAATGGCTGAGTATCAAAAACGGTATGATACTGCATTAATTACACTAAAAGAGTTGGCTGAATATAAGAATCGTAATGATACTTATAGAGCAGGGCAAGGGAGAAGGGCTGTTGTTTAGTGTAAATATAGAATCAAATGTTGGAAGCCCTACTGTTGTTACAACAACTGATAGAGGTATGAACGCTGAAGAATGGGCAGAATTAGCCGTTAAACGTATTGTTTCTATTTCTGCGGATACACCGATGCCATTACGTGAACAAGCAGTTGCATATAGAGCGCAGATAAAAGCATTGTTAATAGATTACTTTCATAAAGTAGCTCAAAGTGAACGGGCAACCATAAAAGTAATTTTGGAAAAACAAGGTTATGCAGATATAGCTAAAAATATAGAGGATATATAAATGGCAATAACACAAGCAATGTGTTCAAGTTTTAAGCAAGAATTACTTGAAGCTAAACACAATTTTCTTAACAGTGGTGGCAACACATTTAAAATAGCTTTATATACATCAAGTGCTAGTTTAGGTGCTTCTACTACAGCATATACTACAAGTAATGAAGTTAGTGGAACTAATTATACGGCTAAAGGTAACACGTTAACTCGTGTAGATCCTTCTCTTGATGGCACAACTGCCATAACGGATTTTGCAGACACTACTTGGTCATCTAGTACCATAACTGCTAGAGGGGCTTTAATTTTTAATGAGGATACTTCTGGGGATACCTCTGTCCTTGTTTTAAATTTTGGTGCTGACAAGACATCTACTGCGGGTGATTTTACGATTGCGTTTCCTGCCGCAGACGCTAGTAACGCGATTATAAGGATCGCCTAACCACAATGGCCTTAGTTGTAAAAGATCGTGTTAAGGAAACCTCTACCACTTCTGGTACAGGTACGCTTACTTTAGCTGGAGCAGCATCTGGATTTCAGGCATTTTCTGCAATAGGCGATGGAAATACTACTTATTACGCCGTTATTGACGGTACAAACTGGGAAGTAGGGCTAGGAACTTATACGTCAAGTGGGACAACACTAGCCCGGACAACTGTACTGGCTTCTACGAACTCCAATAATGCGGTAAATTTTTCTTCAGACAGTAAAGATGTCTTTGTAGTATATCCGGCTAGTAAGGCAATTTATGGTGATGCGGAAGGCAATGTCACTATAAAAGCCACAGAAACAGGGGATGACAAACCTGCGGTTCTATTACTTCAAACAGGCGAGACAGATATTGCAGCAGATGACGCACTAGGGAAGGTACAGTTTCAAGCTCCAGATGAAGCGGCGGGAACGGATGCAATTCTAGTGGCGGCAGAAATAGCAGCCGTTTCAGAAGGTGATTTTAGCTCAAGTAGTAATGCCACTAAATTGTCGTTTAAAACAGGGGCTAGTGAAGCCGCTACAGAGAAAATGTCTTTGTCCTCTGGAGGGAATCTTACGGTATCTGGCAGCGTTGTCACTAATTCTATTATCGCGACCTCAAGTAATATCACAATCGATGCCCAAGGTGATGACACCGACATTATTTTCAAAGGCACAGATGATGGTGTAGATACGACTTTTTTAACAATCGATGGAAGCGACTCAGGACGTTTGATCACTGGCGGAGGAATCACGACGGGCGACCAAGGATCAAGATTCGGTGACGGGACTGCCTCTTTGAATCACTATTTTGCGCGGGGGTGGGTTCGTCTAGGCCAAACGTCTGATGGCGCTGAACATGATCAGTCTGGAAAAGGTTTTATAATTTATGACGATCTTAGTGATGCGACGACCTACACCGTAACGAGAGTTTACAATACTTCTGGAGGAAGTCCGGTCTGGCAAAATCGTTTGAACAATGTCATTAAATCCGAGATCGAGTCGAACGGCGATTTTCAGTCAGCAACTAATTCATACGGAGCGACTTCCGATTTAAATCTCAAAGAGAACATCGTTGATTCTGGGAGCCAGTGGACGGATATAAAAAACATTCGCGTTCGTAAGTTTTCTTTTAAAGAGGCTAATTTAGACTCTCCAAATATGATCGGCGTAATAGCGCAGGAATTAGAATCAGCGGGGATGAGCAAACTCGTCACAACTCACCTTGAAACATTGCCTTCCGATAATGATGCTGGCGAAACGCCATTTCTCGACTCGGATGGAAACCAGAGATCTTACAAGAGCGCCAAGTATTCCGTTATCCACATGAAGGCACTAAAGGCTTTGCAGGAAGCGATGGCAAGGATAGAAACTCTTGAAGCTAAAGTCGCTGCATTAGGAGGATAAAGATGTCACTAGTCTTTCACAGTAGTGCCGCAAAGAAAGTAAAAGAGATTATGCAAGAAGACGAAGAAACAATGGAAGGAACTAATCTCCGAGTATTTATCGAAGGAGGAGGATGTTCTGGCTTCCAATATGGTTTTACGTTTGATGACAGAAAAGAAGATGATATGGCTGTAACTACAGATGGAATTACCTTAGTCGTTGATCCGTTAAGTCTACAGTATTTAGATGGAGCAGAGATTGACTATTCTACAAATCACTTTGCTTCACAGTTCGTAATCCGTAATCCAAATGTACAAACTACCTGTGGATGCGGTAGCTCGTTCGCAGTATAAATTAGTTAGGAGAATATAATGGGACAAGTAAATTATAATGATGTGCAGTATAGCCTATTCGCACACGGTACAGGTACTAGCGCAATCACTACTAGTCCTGTTATTTTGTATAAGATTCATTGTGTAACAGCAACAGCAACAGAAGACTTTGAAATCAGAGATGGTTCTGGCGGTAATATGATATTAGATATTAAAGCAAGTACCGCTATTAACACATCTTTTGATTTTGAGAACGGACTTAAACTACAAAGCGGTATACACATAACTGTTGGGAGTAGTGCTACAGGCACATTTCGGTTCGATTATAGTCTTGTTCGATAGCAATGAATACGGAGTTGCATGAAACGGCGGGTCGCCATGACGCAGAGATAGAAAAACTCCAAAACCAAATGGATCAAGTTTTAGCTGAACTTAAAGAAATTCGCTCTACTTTAGACGAAGCGAGAGGTGGTTGGAGAACTATGATGTGGTTAGGAGGCGCAATAGCGGCTGTTATAGGGGTTCTAACAACCAGTAAAGGAATGTTTAATTCCTAATGGCTTATGGAAACATAGCGGGTTGGGGCCGAGGCCCGTATGGTATTGGTGCGTATGGTCAACCAATCACGAGTGGGGGTTGGGGAGATGCGGGGCCACCAGAGATAGATATAAAAAAAATAAAAAAAATGAAAAGACAGCAATTCAGATTAAAGGATGATGAAGAAGTTGCTGCAATGTTAATTTTACAAATGTTGAGAGGGAAAAGTTAATGGATATAACTGAACGACAGAATTACGAAAAGATGTTTGTGACCTTTGATACAGAAGGGTGGAGATTACTTAGAGAAAGGTTTATTGAAATGTTTAATACGTCCAATAATCTTTTCGTAATTTCTGATGAAAAAGCATTTTGGCAAACTCGCGGTTCACTGGGGATGCTTCAGTTCTTTATAGAATTAGAAGATATTGTTAAGAATGAACTCGAGCAAGCAGAAAAAGACGAGACTGAAGACAATGAAGATATTGAATGATTATCGTTGTCTGAAGTGCGGAGAAGTTACTGAAATGTGGTCTAACAATAAAGGAAAATCTTTACCAAGTCCTTGTTGTGAGAACCATACTTCGGAAAGAATTATTTCAGGCGGGAAATTCTCATTACCTGGAATAGATACGGGCTTTCCTACAGCCGCAGATAAATGGGCAAAAAGGCATAGGAAAGCGAATAAACATAATCTGAAAAGATTAGGTATTCCTTGTTAATCCCCCGAAAGGGCTAAGATTGGAGAAATGTTATGGCGGATTTATTAGATGCGGAGACACTAGAAACAGAGGCAGTTGACGACTCAGATTTGGAGTCCCGCTTGACCCAAGAACGAGAACAAGTAGAAGAAAACGCAACGGAACAAGAACAACCTTCACAAGAAGAAGAAGAGATCTTACCTCCTAAGTTCCAAGGAAAAACTGTAGAGGAAATAGTACAGTCCTATCAGAACTTAGAACAACACTCAGGTAGACAAAGTAATGAGTTGGGTGAGTTGCGAAAACTAGCCGATTCTTTGATTCAAAAAAATCTAACCGAAACAAATGGTCAACAACTAGAGTCTACATCCCAACCAGTAAAAGATGAAGACTTTTTTGCTGATCCCGTTACTGCGGTAAGGCGAGTAGTTGAAGAGGCACTACAACCTGTAAAAGCGAATTTAACGCAAACGCAAGTAGATACAACTATGCAGAAATTACAGGCAAAACACCCAGACGTTGCGGAAATTGTAAATGATATGCAGTTCCAAGATTGGGTGATGGGTAGTACTCCGAGACAAGATATGTGGGTTAGGGCAAGTCAAGGAGAATATGAATATGCAGACGAATTGTTTAGTCAATACAAAGCAGTACATAAGGCTCCACAACAAGCTAAACAAGAAGAGAACAGAGCCATCAAAAGTGAAGAACTGGCGGCGGCTTCAGCAGTTTCTTCGGGATCATCCAAGGACGCAACTACGCAAGGGAAACCTCGATATAGAAGGGCCGAGCTTATCCGTCTACGTATGAATGATCCAGCACGTTATGCCAGCCTACATGATGAAATCATGCAAGCCTACTCGGAAGGGCGGGTGTCATAATACTTTTAACAACTTAAATTAGCCTGAAGGAGATATATAATGGCGAATTTTAGTGCCGCTTCAGCGATGAATACAACCACACAGGATAAATTTATTCCTGAATTGTGGAGCGATGAAGTCGTTGCGGCTTACAAGAGTAACCTAGTCTTGGCAAACTTAGTTACTACCATGAATCACAATGGTAAAAAAGGGGATACGGTACATATACCAAAACCCACTCGCGGGTCTGCCTCCGCAAAAACAACTAGACAACAGGTAACGCTTATTGCGGCTACGGATACTGAATTAAGTGTCAGTATTGATAAGCACTATGAGTATTCTCGTTTGATAGAAGATCTGTTAGAAAAACAAGCTCTTTCTAGTATGAGGGCTTTCTACACAGATGATGCTGGATATGCGTTAGCTACACAAGTAGACAGCGATCTCTGGACTCAAGCGTATAATCTCCAAGGCGGGGATGGTGCGGCTGCTTATCATGGCGATCAAGCAGTTATTGGTTCAGACGGTTCAACGCTTTTCAGTTCTTCACAAGTGGGTGTTGCTATTGCAGATGCAGGACTTCGGAAGGTTATTCAGACTCTTGACGATGCTGATGTGCCTATGGATGATCGCGTTCTAGTAGTTCCTCCAGTAGAGAAAAAGAATCTTACTGGTGTTGCTCGGTTTACCGAACAGGCTTATGTTGGAGAAACAGGTGGTGGAAATACGATTCGTAACGGATTAATAGGAGATCTTTATGGTATACCCATCTATGTCTCTTCTAATTCGCCAACGAATAATAGTTCCAGAGCTTGCTTGCTTGCACATAAGTCGGCAATGGTTCTAGTTGAGCAAATGGGGGTTCGTACACAGACTCAGTATAAACAAGAATTTCTTGGAGATTTGTTTACTGCTGATATGATCTATGGTACGGGCGAGTTGCGGGACGATGCTGGTATCTTGATTGCTACCACTACGTAATTTGTAAAGGAGATATATAATGGCCTTACCCACAGGTACAAACTACGGGCAATCTGTAACCAAATACGCGATTGCCTCGGAAACCAAAGATTGGGGTAGTGTTGCTGATGGTGACGAAGCCGCTGAAGAAGTAACCGTAACTGGTTCACAACTCGGCGACTTTGCTCTAGCTTCTATGAGCATTGACACCACAGACATAACCCTAACTGCTACGGTTACGGCGGCTGATACGGTCACTGTAATTTTAGCTAACAATACTGGTGGTGCGATAGACTTAGGTTCTGGCACACTGTATGTTATGGTTATTCCTAGAGAAGTAGTCTAAACTAACGGGGGAGGTAACACTCCCCCAATTTTAAAGGAGAGAGGTGTACTATGGCAAAAGTAGGAACAACATTACTTGATGTCGTAAATAAGATTATGATTCGTTTGAGGGATCAGGTTGTCACCTCTATCTCATCTACAAAAAATACTTCTCCTGCAACTACAAGTGGAAGCCCAACTTATACAGATACGGTTATCCAACTGATTAACGATGCAAAACGAGAAGTAGAAGACACCTATAATTGGTTAGCACTCCAAAAAACTATCACAGTAAGTACTGCGGATACGGTAAAGTCCTATGCTATAGAAAACACTAGTACAGCAGTTTATTCTAATCCTCGTAGTAGGGTATTGGATGTGTATAATACAACGAGAAATGTCCGACTAGTCCCAAGACCGTACAATTATCTGAGACAAATGATTCAGATGGCTAGTCCACCTTCTCAAGAACCTACGATGTACGCAATACAAGGACTACAAACACCAACATATAGTAGTTCTGATTCTACACCAACAACAAACCAATCTTTACAAGTTTATTTATATCCGATACCAGATGCGGCTTATTCTTTAGATATTGAGTGTGTTGTTCCTCAAGAAGACTTAACTCTAGCAACAGATTATTTTACAGCCCCGTGGTATCCTATTTATTTACGGGCACTATCTTTATGTATTCGAGAGCGGGGAGAAGATGAGGGGGAAGTTAGCTCTGATATAGAGAGAGCTTATCAAAAAGCCTTGGGAGATGCGATTGCGTATGAACAAGATCAACAGCATCAAGGACAAGGCGGAGGAGATTGGGTAGTGTTGGGAGATTATTAATGGCGAGTAATTTGCAGTCGCTTGTTATACGTGCTCCAGGAATGTACGGGTTAAACTCGGAAGGAGAGACTTATGCAGATGCTCCTGTTTTTGCTGAAGTAGCAGAAAATATCGCTTACGATTCTTCAGGAAGATTAACAAATAGAAAAGGATTTAATGCCTTAACTACTACAGCTAATCGGATAGGAAGAACGGCTCTTGGTTCTGATCCAATAGCAACAGCTATAAATAATACCGTAGCCACAAGTGCAGTTAATACCAGTACTAATCGTATTACAATTAGTAGCCACGGTTATAGTACGACGGCGGCAGTTGTTTACTATAGTAAGGGAGGAACAGTTCTTAGTCCTCTAGTTAATGGAACAACTTATTATGTTATTTCTGTAGACTCTAACACAATTAGTTTGGCGACGAGTTCTTCTGATGCTACTGCTGGTACTGTTATTAGCTTAACTGGTACGGGGAATAATAGCCAACAGATTGGGGCTAATCAACCTGCTAGAATAACGATTACTCACTCCTCACACGGCGCATCTTCTGGAGATTATGTTACACTTAGTGGGGCAACCGCTACCGGAGGTATTACCGCCGCACAAATAAATATACGAAAAAAAATAATAAAAGTAGACGCAAATAGTTATACTTTCTACAGCGATGGAGAGGCAACTTCTGCGGCATCTGGCGGTGGTTCAAGTGTTATTGCTTTCTTAGAGCCAACCATCGACCAGTTATTTATGTTTAAAAGGAATGATGGAAATGATTATTTAATTTCTGTCGCTAATAATAAAATTTACGAATCTGCGGGAACTGCGTTTAATAGCCCAACAGATAGGACAGGATCTCTAAGTTTTACTACAACTGCACTACAGTTTGTGACATTTAATAACAAGTGTGTTGCCGCTATACCAGGACAAACGATGGCAGTTTCTTCTGGTGCGGGAAATTTCGCGGCAATCTCTGCGGCAGTAAAAGACTATACAGTCACTACCTCCTTAGTTAATATAAAAGATAATACGATTGTTCTAGGGACACATGATTTAAAAACAGGGGATATGGTTGAGTACGAGGATAGTGGAGGAACTGTTCTTGGGGGTTTATCTGCGGATACTATATATTACGTCATTAAAGTAGATGAATTTCGGATTAAATTAGCGACAACAAACGCCAATGCCGTTAATGGGACGGAGATAGACTTAACGGGTACAGGGAATAATTCACAAAAACTAGAAGAATTAACCGCAGTTGCTACTGTTCCTACTGGGGGAGTAGTACACTCTGCTTTCGGTAGACTCTGGGCACAAAAATCTACAAGCACGACAGGTAAGAATATAATTTCATACTCTCGTCTACTTGATGAAACTAACTGGGGATATACCTATGGCGGGGAGATAGATCTAACAGCCAACTTTGCGGCTATTGCAGGGGGTTATGATGATCTAGTTGCGATTAGTTCTTTCGACAATTATCTTGTTGCTTTTCTTAGAAACAATATCATTTTATATAGCAACCCAGACGATCCTTTTAATCTAGCTATTGAGCAGATTATTACGGGTGTAGGGTGTATAGCAAGAGACAGTGTTCAGAATATAGGTAATGATATTTATTTCTTATCTGCTACTGGAGTACGGTCATTACGGCAAAGTATCTACGCGGGAAATAAAGCAGAATTAAGAGACATCTCTACGTTAGTTCGCAGAAATTTTTTAGTAGACGTAGCCTCTTCAGAAGCGGCGTTACCTCAGATTAAATCTAATTACGACCCAGAAGAAGGGCAGTATTGGTTAAAGTCTCCTAATGGAGATATTTGGGTGTTTGATATGCACTCACTTGACCCACAAGCCCCAATAAGAATTACAAAGTACACAGATACGTTATGGGATAGTTTTACTTATAACGAAGGGGAGACTTATATTGGTTCTTGTGGAATGGTGGGTAAGTATAGTGGGTATAGTGATGATGCTCCTACAGATAGCGGAACTTATTCTTGTATATGGCGGTCTAATCCGGTAGATTTTGGTTCCTCTAAACTTAAAGTCTTAAAAAAGATAACTGCGGCACTGATAGGAAATACTACAGATAATGTAGCGATCACGTATGCCTTTACAGAGGGCGGTTCTGGAGAAGTAAGTTTTACTTTAGGTAATGAAAGAGGAAACTCTAGGGGAACAGGAGATACCGCATCTGGAGCACAAGGAAAATGGGGAACCTCTGAATGGAATGTCGCTGAATGGGGTGGGGGATCAGAGACAGTATATAATTTAAGCTCCTCTGTTCAACATTCAGGTAGAGCACTGAAACTAGGAAGTCGTTTTACATCAAATGGGTTTAGAATTGCAATAGAGCAATTTTCTTTGTTCGTCAAATTAGGGCGAGAAGGTAGATAAGAATGTCTAATTATACTAGAGTAGAAAATTTTACAGCCAAAGATAGTCTCGAATCTGGTGATGCAGAGAAGATCATTTCTGGGGCTGATATAGATTCAGAATTTAATGCGATAGCAACTGCCATTGCAACAAAAGAAGATACTGGTGGAGTTATTCCTTCAGGAACAAAAATGTTATTTGTTACCTCTTCTGCTCCTACGGGGTGGACTCTGGTTACTACTTATGATGATGTCGTACCTATTATTCAAAATGCCGCTAGTATAGCTACAGGAGGTAATTGGACAATCGGAACGTCTACTCTTGCAGGTGCGTCGGCATCTCACACACACACTTATAATCACACACACGGCGTAGGTAATCACGTTCACGCTATAAATAATCATACTCACAGTGACGGTAATTATTCTATTAGTTTAACCAATGGGATTAATACTGGTGGCGGAGGTCAATACGGAAGTAACTCTTCTAGTATTAGTGTAAGTGGTAATTCCGGTAATCCTAATAACTTACCCAATACAGACAACCCCGCAAGCGGTAATACAAGTAATCCAAATTCTGCAACAACCGGATCAACGACAAGTAATGTTGTCCTTAGTGGTAATGCGGTAGACGGTAATTGGCGACCAGCATATCTTAATACAGTAATTTGTTCAAAGAACTAATGCAGACCAATATACTAACAGAGAAAAAATATAAGAACGCCTTTAATTGTAAGCGGTGCCCTCAAACATCTAACGAGTCAGGTTGTCCTGCTTGGTGGGAACAGATGTGGACAGATCAGGCAACAGGGGAACAAGCATTAAATAAAGGTTGTGGTTTCTTTATGGCCCAGGCGGTAATTGTTTCTTCGGCAAATGAAGCGCGAAGACCTGCGGCAGAAATAAGTGCAATGCGCGAAGAAATAAAGGACGGCGTTCAACGAGCAACTACTGCTGTCTTAGAGTTTTATAAACAAAAAGCGATGTCCTCTAGCCCAGAAGATGTAGGGGGACATTACCAACAGGAATTTATTTTGGGAAATGGATATAACGATCCCAACGCTAGTATGGAGAGAAAAGATGGCAAATAGTTTTAACTTAGGCGACTTTGCTAAATTCGGTAGAGGTGGAGATGATACGATAGCTCACGTAGCAACAGGAGAACGTGTTATCCCCAGAGGAATACTTGATAGTAGTCTAACAAAAAAGATTAATGCTCGTATGGAAGCTATGGGATTAGATCCAGAAAGGTATATAGTCGGTAACGAAAATAACTCTATAAACCCACACACACAACAACCAGAGTTCGGGTTTCTTCCGTCATCGGGTAAGAAGAGGTATCTTCGGTATTGGCAAGACGATTATAGAGCCAAGATAGATCCACTAAAGTATGCGACTACTACGTATCAAGGGCCATTTGGAACAACTACTGTGGGGCCTGGAGGAATTAGCGTAGACCCGTCTAAAGATCAATTAGCTGTTTCAGGACAATTCCAAACTTTAGGCGATAGTTTATTACGGCACATTAACCGTCAGGGTTTTAAACGGGATGCTGCTGCTAGGAGACTTATGAGGGGGTACGAGCAAGATCCCAGAAGTCGTCAAGATTACGAAACACTTTATACTGCGGGTTTGGGGGATATGGATGCGATGATGGCCGGAAGAGATGAAAGCAGTAGTGGTAGTCTCCTCGGAAGATTGGGGGGCGGTACTGCTAGCGAGAACATCTTAGGTGCTAGGAGGAGAAGTGATTTACTTGCTAGACAAGCATTACGGACGGGCGCAGTAAGCGCAGGTAATCGGCAGTACGAAGCAGGTAGACAAGCATTAGCGGCTTTATTGGGGCAATCAGATGCGCTCCGTACATCAGGACAGCAACGTACTCTTAGGGATATTGCTGCCTTACAAGGAATTAGATCTTCTCAATTCGCTCCGCTACAATTAGCTAGTAGTGGTGTACAACCAGCATTAGGTTTGGCAGGAGCATTAACTGGGTTTGATGTCGGTAAGGTTCAGGCTTGGGGTGAGGCTGGATTGCCATACGCTTCAGCAAAAGCTCAAGGTAGTCCTGGGATATTGGGTACATTAGCAGGGGCAGTTGCTCCAGCGGTAGGGGCTTACTTCGGTGCGGGAGGCGGTCTGCCAAGTTTCTCAAACCCCTTTGGTGGTGGCGGTGGTAGTGGTATGGGGCTACCAGTCTAGTTCGCGTCTGACAACTACCGTAATAGTTTAAAAGGAGAATGACAAATGGCATGGCGACCGTTAGCACAACCACAACTACCTGACTTTTATCGAACAGAGTTAGCTAATCAACAGCTACTCGGTAACGCTCTGAAAGAAGGTTTTAATTTAATAACCCACAAAGTAATAGAGAATGATCTTGCTGAGAGGTACGGCCCCAATTTATATTCTCCAGAAGCCTTACAAGAGCGGGTAGTTAAGTACTCGATGATTAACCCAGAACTAGCAAAAATGTTTTCTAACCAACTGTATACCTCGGAACTTGCAAAAAAAACCCTACAGACGGCAAAAGAATCAAAAGAGTATAAAGATGAGCGTCAGGCAGCAGGTCTTCTAACTAATATAAATGCCACTAATAGTCAGCGACTACAAATAAATAATGCAATCGCTCGGGCGGAACAAAATAAAAGTACTTGGCTAGCTAATCCAGTTAATCAGGCCCAAAAAGGAAGTGATGCGTATAATGCAGAGATAGCTACTTTTGATAAGCAAATTAACGCTTTTCGGAATCAGTTTAAACTATTGGATACTACTTTGGACAAGTTTGTAAATCAATATGAGAGGCTAACGGGTACTCCATTTGCTCTAGATGATTTTACCGTTGACGATATATACACAGGACAATCGTTGGGCGAAACGAAGGGGAGTACTGAGGATGATGTAGATAAGATATTTAATCTAAATGGTAAGGAACCTCCAGAAACAGGGGAAGGAGACGAAGAAGAAGATAGTGGCCCTGGGTTTTTCGGGAGGCTATTCAACGAATCACGAGCGAAGGAGCAGTTGAGGAAGGACTTGTGGGCGCAAGTTCGAGAAGATTGGAATCCAGAACTTAAAGAACAGTTTGGCAATAAGTATAAGTATTTTGCTGCTCTATACAAACAGGCAACTGCCGAATGACCACCTACCAAGGGTTACAGAACGATAACCAGTTCATAAACTCTGGGATTAAAACATTAAGGTTACTTGACCGTCTTCCCGATATGAAGATGGAAAATACCCCAGAGTATCGAAGGGCAGTTGTCGACCAACTCTTAGAGGAAAAAAGGTGGGGAGGATTAGCGACAGAAACAACGGGTATGAACCTAACCTCTGTCCTAAGACAAGGACGGGCTTTTTCAGACGCAACTCCAGAACAGGCGCGACACTTGTTTTATGTTGGGAATCAGATACAAAAGCTACCTAATCTTTTTGAGGAGGGTGCTCCACCAGCATTTGAAAACATTAAGGAGCACGTTGCGGGGGCAGCAAGCGATCCAGTTAATTTACTTGGGGCGTTTATGGGCTTCCAGACGGCGGGGGCTTCCGGTGCGGCGGCTCTTGCGACTAGGCAAGCGGCACAAAGAGGTGTTGCTAAGTATATCGCCAACCGAGCTAAACTTGCTTTCCAGAAACCAGTACTAAAAGCCTTTGCAGTCGAGTCAGCAATTACTGGTGCTGGCGGTACAGCGAAGTCCTTATCCCAACAGACAGACAGAATAGGTTTAAACTTCCAAAAAGAATTAGATCTAGGGGATGCTTTATTTGTTGGAGCAATGGAAGGGCCATTAGCTGTCGGTTTCGGAGGGAGTTTTAATACTGCGGTAGGGGCACTTTCTCGTTCTATAGATAATAGTGTTGGGGATACGGCTGCTGCTCAGTGGATGAAGAATAATCTTCTACCTAAATCTTACAGGGACGAAACTTCTACACACATTTTAGAGGAAGTTCAGGGGATTAGTTCCGAATTTAATCATCGCGCTCAAGTCGCTGCTAGAGATCTAGAACGTAGTATTAATAAAAATACAACCAAGGATAATAGAGACGGGGTTATTCGGGATGTTATGTCTGTTTTGCGAGGAGATCGTAAATTAGGTCACCCTAACAGAGATCATTACCCCTTTTATCGTCCTAGAGGAGTGTATAATAAACTCCACTCAGAGATACAAAAAGCTACTGACACAGCTAGTACAGTTATTAAAGATGCTAGAAGTCACGCCGCTAATCTACCTAATGTATCTCCAGGGTTTCGCCAGATATTTGACAGTCCAACATGGCTTAAAGACGGTTATGCTAGATTAGTTTACGAAGTCTTTTCTGTTAATAAACGGGCTGTACCCTTTGATAAATTTTTAGACAAGAATCCAGAAGTTATAGACGAGCTAATTTCTGCGGTAAGGCAACCCAAAGGGGATCGAAAGAAAACATGGTTTGCTTCTCTGAAGGAAAAGTATCCTCACTACACCCAAGGCTTAACGAGATCAAGTTTTACTGGAAAGAACGCGCGGGAGAACGCAAGGATACTCGCACAGAGAATGTACCAACCCCAGAAGGGTCGCTTTAAATTAAGTGCAAATGTCTCAGAGAGTTTAGAGGCTATCCCCGCAGTCCAAAGAAGAATCTGGGGAGAAAATTACAGCGCATCGCAGAGTGTTGTCGAGTCTGTTGCGGGAATAATGAACTCCGTAGAGAAGGCTTACTTCGCCCAGAATCTACAGAAGAGTTTAGCGGGAAGGGGTCAGGCGGTTCGAGCGGCTTCTACACTACAAGCACGAGCGATTATAAACAAGACCAGAAAGGAACAGGGACTAGACCCGCTACCTACTACAGACGACATAGTTAGGGTTATTGGAACAGAGAATCAGGGCGCATTGATTCCTTTTGATAAACCCAATAATCTTTTTGTTCCTACAAACACTAAAGATAAAGCTAGTCGGGCTTATTACACTACTAAGGAGGTACAAGATAGATTAGCTCCGGTAATAAGGGAGTTTGATAAGTACCAACCTTTATTTAATAGTGAGGTTGCTGAAAGCATTGCGCGAGGATCTGCACGAGTACAAGGAACGCTCAAAGTAGGTAAGACGGTATTATCTCCTGTAGCTATTCTTAGAAACGCTAGGGGTGCGATTGGTAGTGTTTTATCTGGGAACCCTTATCAGTGGCTACCAGAAGTAACTAAGGCAATTTTTAAAATGAGTCCCGCAGAAAGGCGAGAACTAACTTCTCTAGTGCGTACTCTGGGGGTAACAGGGCAGTCTATAGACATCGGGCAAATGCTAACTAGATTGGGGAGAGATATAAACGAAACTCCAGGTCTTATAGAAAAGGTGGGTACTTTCGGTGTCGGGGCGTTCCCCAAGTTATATAGAAATTTTATGGGTTTTTACGGTGGGACAGACGACTTCTTTAAGATGATAACCTTCTTAGCAGAGTTTGGGAAACAGAGACAAATTTGGAAGGAGATGGCACCAGAACAACGTACCGCATATTTGAATAATTGGCAGAACGAGTTGGGGAGGACTTTATCCCCCAATCAGCTTTTCGCCCACGCCTCGGCTATAAAGACTAAGCGGGTTATGCCGATCTATTCTAGAGTTCCGCGAATTACAGAACACAAGCTAACAAGAAGTATTCCTGTAATCGGTAATTTCTCAGCGTACCCTTCAGAAAACTTTCGTAATGTAAGTAATGTTTTCCGCCTTGGTGGAGAAGAGATGGCGGAGGGGTTTGCTTTAGGTAACGCCCCGCTTGTTCGTAGTGGTGTGTCTAGATTACTGGGTATTTCTGCAATAGCGTCTGCACCGTACATTACCGCTCAAATGGTAGCAGAGGCAAATGGTACAGAATCTATGCTAGAAGTGTTAAGGGATTTTGTACCTCCTTGGGATAGAAATGGGGCGTTAGTGTTAGTAAGTGACCCTAAAGACGATGAACTGAAGTACATTAATCTGAGTTATTCTAACCCCCACCAACCTTTTCTAGAAACCGTTATGCCTCTTATAGTTGCTCTTGGTAACGGGGACGACTCTGAAACAGCGATACAAGACGGGATACTAACTGCGGCTAAGAGTTTTGTATCGCCGTACACAGACCCCTCTATGACCCTACAAGCGGCAAACTATTTAATTAAGGGGGGCGATAATCCTGCAAACCTAGCAAACTTTTATAAGATACTCCAGCCAGGATTTGTTAAGTTCGGGTTAGATACAGCACAAAAGATGGGAGCACTGAAGGGGCGAGATAGAGTACTCGGATTAGATCTAACTCCGAATGATATAGAACGAGCACTCTATCCGAAATTCTTTAACGAGGCTAGGAAACCCCCACAAACTATCGGAGAGTTAGGGGATATTCTCTACAAACAAGGGCTTAATCCTGGGGCATTTACTACCAGAACAATTAACAAACGAACTTCTATTGGGTTTGCTGCCAGAGAGATAAACGCGAACCATGATAAAAGTATGTCCAAGATAAAGTCTACGCTATTACAAGGAATACTGGACATATCAGACCCCCTAGAGCTTGGATCTGACCAAATGAACATCTGGTTTGGGGAGGTAGATGATGCGTACCAAGTAGACTTCGCTCACCAAAAAGCGTTTAGGGATTTATACCAAGACGCAGTAACACTTTATGCGGGTGACGAAAGGAGGGTGCGTCGGATATTCTTCGGGCCTAATTTAAAAGGAGTTCTTCCGCGAGAAGATGTCCGTAAAATGATGACAGTTCCCGACGAAAGAAACCCTGTTTACCTTCCTCCAAAAGATTTTTTTACAAAACAAGACTACGAGAAATTTGTTTTAGGGATTAGGAACCTCCCAGAGAATGTAAAAAGAGAAAAACGAACATTACTTAGAGAAGCGACGAGGGGTGTTTACGAAATACGAAAAGATTATATAGGGAGAAGTCTACTAGAATCACCATCACAAGACTTATGAGGGATAAATATGGATTCATTTATTCGGGCTTACACGGATGTACTCGGCAAAGACGTATTAGATAAAATAATAAAAAGATTCGATGAGATAGAACAAGAAAGTTCTCACTCGGGGGAACCACAGTTCGGAACTAAGTTGGGAAGGAAGGACTCTTCTATTATGTTAGAAGACCATTGTTCCCCGCTATCAGGGGAAATACACCGAGCCATACAGCCCTACCTACAGACCTACTTATCGGAGTTTGCGGGAGGAAGTGAATTACCCGTAGTCGGGTACAACGTAAAGATGCAGAAAACAGAACCAGGTGGGGGCTATCACGTTTGGCATTGTGAGCAAAGTGGGAGAAGTGATGGGGTTGCTAGAGCACTCGTCTGGACGTTATATATGAACGACATAGAAGAGGGCGGGGAAACAGAGTTTCTTAATCAAATGGAACGAGTCCCCCCAGAAGCAGGGAAGTTAGTTATCTTCCCCGCCGCTTGGCCTTGGCAACACAGAGGGAACCCGCCCCTAAAAGGAACGAAGTATATCTGTACAGGGTGGTGGTTCTTTCGAGACACTAATTAACTACTCCCCAAGTAACCACAGTATGTAGCACATACTTCCCCAAAAAAGTATATCAACTGGATCAAACAACATAAGATTAGTCCCTCTCTGGCCCCCTTAATCGGGGGTCTTTTTTTTCTAATTGCCTTGTTTTAAAACTTCTGCAAAAGAAGAAGACGACTTCTCTTTTAGTTCTAGATTTTCTTTTGTTAGTCTAGCATTCTCCTTTCTTAGTAAGTTAATCTGCTTTATTAATTCATCTAGAATATGATTACCTGCACTTTCCATCTTGTCTTCCTCATAGTATTTGTCGGGAAACTCCCTACGCCAATCCCCCACCCTAAGATATATTGTTTCTTACCCAAGCGCGGATCTCCTCTTCAGACTCCGCAGACTCCTCCTCCACAGGGGTCATTTTCTTCGTAGACAACGCCCTTATGTTTAATAGCTTCTTCATAGTTGACAGACGTAATTGGCTGCCCTCCTCTACTACCGTCAGGATAGCAGGTAAATCCTCGGAGTCTTGGGGCGTATTTCGCAAGGATTCTAGCAAACCTTTGAACATCTCTTTCTTCGGTGTCTTTTGCGTTTGGTAGATTGATTGTGGACGAAATACTGTGGTCAACGTAGTCCTGTATGTCGGCTTGAAATTTGATTCTAGATTCTGGTTTACTAGATAAAGAATGAGCCGACTCAATGCTGGAAGGGTTGACTCCAAGTTTGTCGATGAGGGTTTGGGCAGTACCGTCAACACAGAACTCATACTTCCATCTAGTTCCTTCTGTGAGATATCTTCTTTTGTAAGCGACTGCAAATACTGGTTCAATACCTGTCGTAGTTCCTGCGAGGATACCAATAGTCCCAGTAGGCGCGATTGCTCTGTATGCGATAGGCTTTGAAAGATACAGTCTGTCACAATGTTCATCAGCAGATTTTTTTGACTCATGTTTATATACCCTCAACCATCTGTGTAATTCTGGTGTAACCTCGTACTTTCCGCCACGCTTTAACAGCCACTCGTGTATACCCATAAGACCAAGGCCGAGCCGTCTATTCTTTTCCCTCACTTCCTTTACTTTCTCGTAAGGTAAGTCTGCGCGGTATGTACCACAAACAAGAAACTTACTAGCTAGTCGCACTACGTCCTTAAACTCATCTATACTCTCTATATTCCCTAAGTTCACACTCCCCAAGTTACAAACATCCGAATCATCTGCGCTAGTTACTTCAGTGCAAGCATTTCTTAGTGTTTCGTTAGACTTATCCCCGAAGTTAAAACTGAATCCAGGTTCTCCCGTAGTGAGTGCTTGCCTACAGTTGGTGAGAAAAACCTCATCTTTCCACTTATCGTCTCCCAACTTTAACCACTCGTCTGAATAGTTTACGGAGATATTAGTCTGGTCTAGTGGTGCAGGGAAGTTAAAATTATTCTCCTTGGCTTGGGATAAAGTAACACCTTCTGTAACTAACATCTCGTGCCAATTCTTAGCGTGTAGAAAACCGTCTACATCCTCATGCTCTCTGTCAAGGGAAGCGTAGATAGCGGATCTTCGGCTCCCTCCTTGCATAACATTCCTACCGATCTCGTTAATCATGTACATAAGGGGTAGTGGCCCACTAGAAACGCCTCCTGTGCGCGATAAGGAGCGTCCTGCGGGGCGTAAGCGAGAGTAGTCTACTCCTATCCCTCCTCCCAACATTAAACACGAGTTAGCTCTCCATATGAGGTTTGACCACTCCTCCCTCGTGTCTTCTTCTGCTCTTAACAAGAAGCAGTTGTTCCAAGCGTGTAGTTTTCTACCTGCATAGTACAGATACCTGCCACCTGGAATGAACTTCATAGTGCTCACGTACTCGATAAGTTGTTCCCGCTCATCCTCGTGCATTATCGGGTGTTGTCCTGTTCTCATGGTTCCGCATACATCCTCTACACAACGGATTGCGAGGTTTTTCCAAGTGTCCTCTGGCCCTTGTGCGTACTTGGTGCGGAATACATTTTCTCCAAGAGAGGTTCTAAATTGTTGTTGCGTCTGCATTACTTTATTCCTTTATATATGTCTGACAAAGTATTGTAAATTATCTGTACACCTTCTTTGGTTATTTCTGCGGAGCCTCTAGTCGATATTTGATTAGCCGCTACCAACATCATAGTACTCAAAAATAAAACGTCTTTTGTATTTGTTTCGGTTGTACTTCTTTTCTTCTGGGATGAACTTTTTGGAGAGCCAAGTTTCTTTGGGGGCTGTCGAGTCCCACCGCCTTTTGTCTCGTTTTTTCTTACAGTCACGCTTCTTCTCCTTGTTCATTATCTTCATAATAATTTTCCTCACCACACAGATCGAACTTATACCTACACTTCTCTACTTTCTCTGGAAATGCAAATAACAATTCCTCTGTGCTTATATCTAATAGCTCCAGAACTACATCGGGATCATACCGTTCGGCTATCTTATCATATAATTCTGTTAGCGTTAATGTCACTTTGAAGATTCCCGAATAAGATAATCCATACTGACCTCCATAAGATCGTAGTCCCCGTCATGTACTTCATGCTTCATTAGAATCCCAGACCAACTTTGATCGTTCTTTTGTGGGCCGAGATATTCATGGTAGTCTGGGTAGAATCTCCCACAAACTAGGCCACGCCTTCTCTTCGAGGTGCAAGTATAGATCTCCCCCGTCTGCTTCTTTTGTTGGTGTCCCATCGTGAAACTGTGTCCCAGATTCTTTAGTTTACTTTCTATAGTGCCTCCTATTGGGTTTGAAAAAAGACTTGTCGGGTTCACAAAGTAATGACTGTAGCATATCCCATCTATCTCTGCTATCTCTAAGAATGGGTGGGTTATGACTCCTAGAGATTCTAACGGCTTTAGAATAAGGTCTGTAATGTTGAGGAGGCTGTTTAATCTTCGCATTGTAGCACTCACAGAGGCTCTCTCTATTCTTGTCTCGTGATTGCCTACGCAAAAGTGTATCTCTGGGTCATAGCGAGAGGCGCGGAGTCCTTTCAGGAATTTCTTCATCGCTTCCCACCCACACTTCAGGTCTGCTTGTACGTTCTTTGTCTCCCACCCCTTGTCTCCAGGTTTATCATAGCTAGATAGAGAGGGCATATCCCACCAATCCCCTATAATAATTATCTTGTCTGGTTTATGTCTCCTCAAATACTTGGCCGCCAGATCAATGTGCGTAGTTTCGCTATCTGGAAATATCTGGGTATCGGGTATCATCGCGTGTTTCATAAAATCTCCTCGGAGTGATTCCACTCCCAACGTCTGGGAGTTTCGTAAATCCAACCTGTGCAAATATAATCATCTTCGACTTCATACCACTTGTAGGTAAGCTCCCAGATTATCATGTCATAGTTGACGAGGTTTTTTAAGTCCTCCATAGTTTTTATGAGGGATCTGGCTTTAGCTCTCCTGACAACCCGTGGATTTTTCTTCCAACAGTCTTCGGGACGAATAACTTTGTCTTTAAAGTAAAGAGAGTCGAAGGACTCTTTATATAGCCAAGCGGTGTTTACTATGTATTGGGCTATTGCGTCCTCGGTTTTAAATAACCCTACATCTTCTTCTGGAGCATCTGGCCCGAAATCACACTCATTTTTTCCCGTTAATAGATACTTCATTATAACCACTCTTTCGGTATTACTTTCCCACAAGCACTTACGATGCCGTGTTCAATGCACCAATCCATGTACTTTTTCTTTTTGTTAGAAGTTATCCAGTTATTTTGCATGAACAACATCCTAAAATTATCTCTATTCAATTCGTTATCGCTCTCCAACACAGATAAAATCTTTGTTCTCCCCTTAGAATCCCACTTACCTTTCGCTTCGATCCACAAACCAGAAGCAACCAGAAAGAAGTCTGGGGTGTATGTCGCTTTTCTCCCTGCGTTATTGCTCCCACACTCGTTGCAGTACGCATTAGCAATCGGAAATAAGTACGGTATCTTTTTTAACTCGTAGTTAAATTCAATTCCACTGTTTTCTAAGTGGTCGGCTATGTTGTACTCAAACTTCGACCGATACGGGGCGATACTAATCTTCGATTTTGTGTGGGCACGAGTCCGGCACTTTGCGCCATATCCATAAGAGATCTGCGTTTTCGTTGTACTTTTTTTCCCACTCCTCGAAGTCTTTTTGGTAGTATTTGAGGACAAGTTCTTTCGCTTCTTCATTTGTTGTACCTACAGGTAATGTGTTTCTGGCCTTGACTTCCCCGATACCCTTTATTCCTTGGATATTATCCACTCTGTCTCCTTCTAGCATTTGTCTCCAAAAAACAACACTCGCCAACTCCTCGCTTATCTCCTCAATTTGACCCGACATAAAATTATAATGATACCCCGCTATTTGTTTCAGGTCTTTGTCTATCGAAGCTATAATGGGAACCCTACCCAGACCCTTTGCATCAGAACTAGCTTGCCCAAAAAAATCATCTGCCTCGCATCCTTGGGAGAGATACCCACTGTGTTTTCTTACCAGATAATCTTTAATCTCGTCCAGATAGGTAGGTCGGTGTAGTTTATCTCTGTTCGCTTTATACTCCGAAGAAACTTTGTTCCTGAAGTTGTCTACTTCCGTATTGCCTGTCATAAACGTGACGTACATAATGTCTTCGGTATCAAACTCCTCTGACACCTTATCTATTGCGGTTTGTATAAGGCTTTTGCAGTTGTACAAAGCGTTATCTAGGGGTTCCAACTCTCTCTCGTAGGTTAAATAGTCTTGCGGGATTACTGCTAACGCCTCCTTCTTATAAGAAAAAGAACTCCCCCCGTCCTTGGGAGGAGTCCTCATGTCGTAGTACACCTTCTTCTCGGCAGCAAATCCGGCCCTATACGCCACTATATCACCATCGATCAATAAGGTATACTTCGACATTATGCCACCTTCACTCCATTGAAGGCTTCAGCGGCAGCTTCCCATGCGGGGTCTTCCGAATCATCTTCTTTACTAACTGGTTCGGAAGGGGGAAGGTCTTCTCCAGAGTAGGAACTCGTCCAACCAACAAAAGCCTTTGCGGATTCCAAAATATCGTCCTCGCCAGGCATTTGCCCATCATGCCTCGCTAAGATCGCGTGGAACGCAACACTAGCTGTTAAAGCATTTTGGTTTAGGATAAGTCTTTCTCTCTGTAGAGTCGGCTCCCCTCTTTTACGAGGCGTACCAACCTGCGGGGCTTGTTGTGGCCCAAGAGTTGACCCTGTTGCCACTTTTAAATCCCCCTTGAGGTTGTAGAAGGTTCTGCCATTAGATTCCTTAGTGGCATAGCTAAAAGAAACCTCGTCACCAGACAGACAATCCTGTAATTGAGACGCATTGAAGGCAGAGTACCAAGTTTCCGAATCTGTGGTGAGGGTGAACGCCTTACCATTCTTCGCAAGTTTGTCTACTACGCCACTAACTACTTGTGCTACCATAATTTACTCCTAAGTTATTGATAATTCGCACTTTTACTGTCGTGCGGTAAGTATCCTAACACAACTAAAAAAATACTTCAACTGTTTCTTTTCACCTCCTCTAATGTTTTTCCAAAACTATAATCTACTGGGAACGGTATTGGACTAGTGATAGAAAACGCCGTCTGTAATTCTTCCGGCACACTTTCCAGAGTTTCTTTGGTTAGTGCCACTACCTCCTCTAAATTATCTTCCATCTCCAACAATACCGAGTCGTGTACCGTGTTTAAAACCTTAGTCGGATATTTCTCCAAAGCTCGTTGTAACTTCACCAACATAAACATCATTATGTCTGATGCTCCCCCCTGTATTGCGTAGTTCTTAACTTTAGTTGGGGATATTGTGTAGTGGTTTTTCCATTCTGGTTTCTCTCCGAGCAGTCTGAAGTATCCAAGCGGTTGTTTTGTTTCGGGGCATTGCCATATAGTGGGTAGAAAATAACTAGGTATACTCTCCCCCTCTTTATTCTTGTCTCCTCGGTGGTCTAACGTCTTCGTTGCTTTTGATAACATTCCGTCCTGCCATTCTCCGACTTCGGGATACCGTTCGTAGTACGAATTGATAAAAGTTTCTGCTAAATTTATATCCACGTTCCAAAACTTAGCGATACCCTTCGCTCCCGCGCCGTATTGCAACTGAAAAGAAAAACCTTTAGCAATTCTACGTTCTTTTTGTGTAATCTCTTTCTCTGGTTTTTGGAAAATCTCCGCCGCAAAGACTGTGTGCATATCTCTTCCGTCGTTTATGTCTTGGATGAGTTGTTTACACTTTGTCGCTAGGGCCAGCACCCTAATTTCTAGTTGGGCGTAATCAAACTCTGCGAATGTTTTATCGGTGGCGAAGTGTGTCAATATCATTGTGCTGTACCTTTTCCAGAAATGTTTTGCATATTGGGCTTAGATGAAGATAGCCTCCCTGTTTGGGTAATACAGTGGTTGTAGTTTGGGTGTATCCTACCGTCAATAGAATACTCTATGTATGGTTTATAATAGGTCGATATGGTTTTTTCTAAATTCCTTATCTTCAGTACGTCTTTGGAAAACTCCCGCACCTCCTTACTGGTTTTGTCCAACTCAATTAATCTTTTCAGTGCGGTATCATCTGTGTTTGTCTCCCAGCCTTTTAAAGAAAATTCCCGCTTTATTTTAGCGGAGCATAACCCGTCCAACACATACACCTTTGTTTCTTTTTTTGTTTTTATTTCTCCCACCCTATCTCCTGTCTTATATCGTATTGGTTCCCCTTGTTCGTTTATTACTTGCGTGTCTACACTATACTTTTTCTCTCCGCCCCATAAGAATAACTTGATCTGTGAGGGGGACGATAGATTAAATTCTCCAAGAGGGGTAGGCCAGTGCCTTGCGTATCTCTCGGTGGCCTCCGATACTCTGTGTTCTTTCTCTAATATGATCTCCTCTATTTCTTTTCTAGCTCCCCCAACCTGGAAAGGTAGCCCATTGAACGCCATCTGAGTTGTTACTAGCACCCCTTGCATTAGCTTCTGTATGTACGCCGAGCGATTAGTGTCCTCCGGTATAGCGTTTAGTTGGTGCAGATACACCGCAGCCGTTGTCCTAACGTCTTCTTCGAGGTACTCTGTCAACAGTCTCCGACAGATTTTATCTGAGCCAATCCCCACTCGGAATCGTTCCTTAATTTCTTCGTCCTTCTTAAACGGAACCTCCATTCTCTCCGCAGTCTTCTCTAGAGAGGGGGTTCTCGCACCGCGTCCACAAAGCAGATAGTCAAACTTCTGTGTATCCCATACCTCAACTTGTGGTGAGATTTCAAAGTGTCGCATTAAATAGGACAGATCAAACGCGATGTTATGTCCAACCAAACGAGTTCCCGCACCTATTCGATCCTTCAATTCTAAGGGGTCTTCGGTTATTTTAATCTCCCCGAAGTCTTCTAAGTATCCCAACAGTACAATATCGTTATCGCGGTGGTGTGGGGTCGCCCCAAAATGAGGAGAGGGTGCGTTAATTGTAGTCTCTATATCGAAGACTATTATATTAGATTTTGTTTGCATACTTCCCCCCGATCAAAGAGATGAATTGTGCTCTCGCTTTGTCGATTTTTACTGGTTGTCCTATTGAACGGTAATTCTCGTCTGCGTATGGTAATTTATTTTTAGGTGTAGATAAGAACCTAACGTCTGTACCCTCCTCTCTACACTGACCGAGTAGTAAGATGCAATCACTCTCCCCCTGAACGGCGGTCTTCGAGCCATACAAACTACCCATCTCTGGGAACTTGACGTTATCAGCCGTCCAATCTAGTTGTGACGCACCAATGACGGGGCCATACAACTGAGACAGTCCTCGGATATATTGCGCCAACTTTGCATACCGTTCTATGCCTTGCGCTTCTTTCTCGAATCCTCCCACCTTATGAAGTTGGTCTATGATAATCACTTTCGGGTTAAATTCCTCCAGAGCTGCCTCAATATCATACACCGTGAGCGTCGGTTTATCGAGAGAAACAATGCGGTTCTCGCCGTACTTGGCTTGGAAGTGTTTCAGTGCGGTTTCTGGGTCTGCGTCTATCTCTTCTCTCGTCCACCCCAATCCTGCCTGAAATCGTCTAGCGGCGACTCTCCTCCGAGGTTCCTCGTTATTGCACCACAAGATACACTCTCCATCGTCAAGTTGAGATGCGAAAGCACAGGCCTGGTTGAGTAGGAAGGTAGTTTTTCCCCCATCAGGTCGCGCACCTAACAAGATAAAATCTCCTTGGCCTATAGCTCCACACATTAGGTTTAGTTCTTCGATAGACCATTTGTATCTAACCTCAGTCTGAAGTTCCTTTACTTGTTCGAGGACTTGTTCATCGGTTGAGGTAATAGAGTCTACGTCGTGTTCTACACCCTTCGATTCTAAATTAAATCTACGCAGAATGTCTTTCACCTCGTCTAAAGATTTTTTACCTTGAACTACTTCAAAAGATTTCTCGTGTATCAAACTTGCGAAGTATCTCTCGGACAAGGTTCGGAAAATAGCACTCTCCGTATCTACTTCTGTTTCCTTGAGGCGGTCGCAAGCAGAACTGATTGCTGCGGCTTTACCTTCGGGTAGGCTTGGGTGTTCAATGATCGTGTACCACTGTTTAAACCGATCCCAGTTTATTTCATCATCAGGTGATTGATCATAGTAATTACTTAATGATTTATAAATATCTCTATAATCATCTTGTAATCTATCTTCTCTAATAAGAGAAGAGAATTTATTATAATTATATATATTACATAATGTAGCAATAATTTCATTATCCATATATAACGTCCTCCAGATCTTTGTTGTGGATAAAATGTTTAGGTTCTTGATTTTCCAAAAAAATACTAGTCTCAACTAAACCAGATAATCTTGCAAATATATCCTTTGCTTTGTGGATAACTTCTGGACTGTCGTTGTCTAACCACACAAGTATAGGTCTATTTTCTTTCAAAAGCAATTCTATGTGTCTATCTCCGAAGTGGGTTCCCATCAGTGGCATAGCAAATGCACTCCTACTCACTCGAAAAGCTGAAACAATATCCTCAGTTATTACTATTTTATTAACAGGTTTTCCACAGGTTGTAAAGGGTGCTTGATACTTGTCTCCCGCGAGTATCCATTTAGGTAATTTTTCGCGGAGGGGTCGTATCGCAAGCCCCGTAAGTTTTTCAGGTTCAGAGCACAGAGGTATCGCTGTAAGATTACCGTCCAGGTGCTTGATTCCAAAGGACTTTACGTCGGCAACATTCAACCCGTTTTCTAACCACCACCGCCTAAATTTTTCGGGCAGCTTTGCGAATACGGGTGTTTCCCACCGAGTATTTTTTCCCCACTCGCTCAATGGAGGTATGTTAAATTTTTGAAAGGTATCTTTTTTTGACTTGGGTTTTTTACTAAGAGTATTCAGTGTAGTTTGTCCCTCCTCGTTGAGATAACCACTCTCGCCACAATGATGACAGAAACCCACAACAACTCCCCCACTCTTTCTAGTTATGTAAAGTCTGTCGTTGTTAGCTCCACTCTTACAGTGGTACGTGTTAATGGTTTCCCCTTCTT